CGGAGAAAAGAACCGTGTCTGGCTCCAGTTCAACGCAGACACTGGCGTGTACGTCGTTCAGGGAGTAGGCGATATGCCGACTGAATGGGAAGGATACATGCCGAAAGATATCGCGTAATCAATAGCGACTACGCGATATCCAGACCCTTGCATGCTCACAGTATGCAAGGGTCTTCTATTAACTACTACTAATAAGGAGCCTATTATGATGCTCACGAAACCTGCCGAGATCGCCCTGTTCCGCCTCTTGTCCTTAAAGGGATCCCTCAAGCTCAAAGTATACGGAATGACTTCAAAGATACCAGTCGCCTCCATCCTAAAAGAAGAATACGGATTTAAGGGAACCAATAAGACTGTGCTCGCTCAGCTCGAGAACCTGCTGAATGATATCAAGGATGGACTGTATGTATACGACGAGAAGACTCATCGCTTCGTCCGTGATCCTCGTCGGTATCTGTGCGTAGACTGTGGAGCACTCGTTCTGTACGATGGGGAAGTATCCCCTATGGAAGCCATTGTATGCAAGGACTGTGCTCCTACGGACGAGAACCATAAAATCCTACGGGACGACGTCTGTGAAAACTGCGAATATCTTAACGACTGCCTCCGGACAGTACAAGTATGTCCACTGGAACGGAAACTGCAGATGCGTGAGCGTAACAGTATCGTACGTGACCTGTAAAATCGTCCTGGGACGTCACAAATCGTCGCTTCAGTGCGTCCGTTCCTAAGTATGGTACAAATTACCGTTTTCTTCCTGGGAAACGCAATGACGTCCCTCTAAAAGAAAAACCCCTTGCAATTGCAAGGGGTTTTTCTTTGCTCCGGTAACTGGTCTACTCGTCGTAGTCGCCGTTCGTGTTGTGAAACAGTACCTGATCAATAGCGAAGGACAAACTACTGGCGATCGCCCTTTCAAGGTCGTCCCGCGCCTCTTCGTAACTGTTCGGGCTCATCCCTTCAATAATCTCCGGCGTCCATCCCGGACCTCGCGTGAGCTGGATCCGGATCGTATAGTATCCGCTGAACTGGTCCCTGCTGAAGCGGAAAAGCTGTCCTTTCCATTTTCCCATTTCGCCTTCCAGCTCCTCGTCCGTCCGCTTTTCAATCATGCCTCGTCCCTCCGTGCGGTCGCGTAAACTGTCCCATCGGCTATCCGGCGGATCATTGCGAACTGCTCTTCCAGCGTATCATACGCGATCCATCCGTACACAAATCCCGTCCATACAAGAAACTTCCCGTTTTCCCTTTTCGCCTTGATCATCTCGTTGCCTCCATTCCTTTGCTCCACTGGATATACGCATACAGACCGTCGATTTTCACCTGAAGGTTTTCGGCATGGATCGTAGCGATGTCCATCAAGCGATATCGCCCTTGCGCCTTCAGTACGGGGATCGCCCGTAGGACCTTTTCCCGCTCCGCGAACAGGGCGAACAATTTCGTTTCCATGTTTTCCATAATCCCCTCCATAGTAGTATCGGCTCATCAGCATGGACCTAATCCATGGACGGTCCCTTGCGGGACCGTTTCGCCGTGTTTTACTTTTCCCCGTTCTGGCGAGCCTTTCCGTCGGCGGTCAGTTCCTTGGACACGTATCCGTTCCATCCTTCCGGAATATCGTTGCCGATGGAAACGATGGTGTACTCCCGTGTCGTCGGGAGAAACTTGATCCAGACGCGCGGGCGATCAAGGATGGTCAGCTTGATAAGTTCGTTGGTCCAGTTTTTCGCTTCCGTCCGGCCAAAGCGATACTTTTCAAAGAGTTCCATTTCCCCGAACGTATCCCCGCTCATCGGGTGACCAGCAGTAAGGTCCAGAAGCTTGCGATATGCCGGAGTGAGACCGTCGCCCGTGTTCCCGCTGGAAGTGATGCCAAAGTAGGAAGGGCGAACGATCTTGCACGCATCTAATACTTCCGGCGGAACGCCGGAGCTTGCCATGACAAAGTCCAGGATTTTCTTGTACGCATCGGCCTTCACTTTGCTCGCGGAAACTTCCGCCATCTTTTCTGCGTCCCTTGCCATTGCCATTTCCATAGCCTCGTCGTTTGCTTTGATCTTTTCCATTGTAGTCCCCTTATCAGTAGTATGGTAGACGCTTCCCAGGGAAACGGTTTTTCTACCTGCTTTCAGTATATTCCCTATTACATGATTATGCAAGGGAAATCGTAAAAAATCGTACGATTTTTACGAAAATAATTTCGGATCATTATGACCCGATGGTGTATACATTACTGCAGTCCAGTGTATACGAAAGTATAACATTTTCGCCCTTGCGTGTTTTACTACATTTTCTACTACATTTTGGTTACATGACTTTTAGAACTCCTTATGTAGTATACACTTAATCGGCGAAACGTATTTAGTACTACACTATGTTCTTTTTGTCCCTATGGGAAAAAACACCAAAAATCCACTTGATGGAAAAAATATGTAGTATTGTAGTCCCAGCGACGTAATTCCTTATAGCATATACACTTGTTCTACTACATTTTGTACTACAATTTGGTTACATTGTACGCAAGGGCGAAATAGTCGCTATATCGCTTCCATTTTGATCATGCCGTATAGTTTCATCATCTTGATCCCGCGGACGCGCTGAGGCGATTCGGGTCATAATGATCCAGCTTTTCCGTACGCTGCTATTCCTTATTGATCCACGTGTTTTCGCTATATCGTGTCACATTGATCCAGTGTATCATCATGACCCGATGGTGTATACAAAAGGATACGGCGGAACCCGCGACTATCGTTTATTGACATTCCTTGACATATCGTAACAACGAGCGACGAACGTTGACGTTTCGCAACGAACGTTGACATACCTTTACGTCCTTTGACCCCGAACCCCGAACGCCGCTGGTCCTTGACAAAATCCGCGGTCTGTTGATACCCGCCCCTTCACTGTGATCGGAGAAAATCGGGAGGCCTATATTACCCCTACACCCTCGTTCGCTATGGATCGCAGTTTATTCGTTTTGACGACTATGTCGCGCCTTTCTTATCTCAGCAGTGCGGTTACGACGTAGTCGTGTACACTCGTAGCGTCAAGACGCTATATGACGTTTATCCTATCGTACCTCCCCTGTTTTGTCTTTTTATTTATTTTGTAGTAAAAACGCTTTACAAATAAACACAATGGATGTATACTAAAATTACGGGAGGCAGATGTGCAACAAATAGAAGAAAAAGAAGAGCGACAAAAGCAATTCATCATAGAGTACTCAAAGCTCGGTATGGACTTCTACAGCGCATGTGTAGCCGCAGAGTGTAACCAAGACCAGATCTCACGATTCCAGCAAGATGAAGTCTTTCAGCATGACGTGGAGTTTGCCGTCCGGTTCAAGGAAAAAGAACTCCTCGATCGTCTTAACAAAGTTGCTATGACCAACGCCAACAGAGGGGACACCAAAGCGCTTGAGCGTCTGTTGGAGATCCTAAATCCTGACCAGTACAGCAAAACGACAAAGCTGGCGCATTCTGTAGGAAGAGGTAAGGGAAAGGCACCGGCCTCTGTAAAGATAGAGTTCGTAGGATCTTCGGAAGCCGATGACTACTAATAGTCTGCAGATACCCGAGATATATAAAGAACTCTTCGAAGCACCGAAACGAAAGAACATCCTGTACGGCGGACGGGGCTCCGCCAAATCTTGGACTGTTGCTCAGTTTTGTATCGTTACGGCGCTCACTAGAAAAGTGCGTATCCTATGTACACGTGAGTATCAGAAGACCATAGCAGAGTCGGTCCATAATCTGCTAAGTAAGTGTATAGACGAACTGGGCTATGGAAGCAACTTTACGATCACTAATAATAAGATAACGGCATTCAACGGAAGCGAGTTTATTTTTGCAGGAATCAGGACTAACGTAGACGAAATAAAATCGATGGAAGGTATCGACATATGCTGGGGCGAAGAAGCACAGACGATATCCCAGTATTCCCTGGACATCCTTATTCCAACGATACGAAAGCCTGGATCCATCCTTGTGTTTACGTTCAATCCGTTTAAGGACGATGATCCTATCTACAAGATGGCGATGCAGCCTGATGCAGACACTCTTGTAATAAGAGCAAACTATCCTGATAATCCTTTCTTTCCGGATGTACTTCGTAAAGAAATGGAAAGAGACAAAGAACTTGATTTTGACAAGTATGAGTGGGTATGGCTAGGTCTGTGCAAGGGAATATCCGCGGCGCAGATCTTCAAGGGTAAGTACGAGGTTCGTCCTTTCGACGTACCGCCTAACGTCCAGTTCTACTACGGAGCGGACTGGGGCTTCGCCCAAGACCCTGCGACCGTCATACGTTCTTTTATCGTAGGCAATACGCTATACATAGACCAAGAAGCGTGGGGTATAGGGGTAGAGCTAGACGACCTACCTGCTTTCTATAATACCGTAGCAGGTACGAGTCTATACCCTATACCTGCGGATAACTCAAGACCTGAGACCATATCGTTCATGAAGAGTCGCGGCTACAACGTATATGGCGCAGAGAAGTGGAACGGAAGCGTAGAAGATGGAATAACGTATCTTCGTAACTTTACTAAGATAGTTATACATCCTGACTGCAAGAGGACTAAAGAAGAATTCGACCTGTATCAGTACAAGGTAGATAGGCAGACCACAGAAGTGCTCCGCGTTCCTATGGACAAGTACAATCACTGTATCGACGCGCTTCGTTATGCGCACGTTAACAGAATGAGAAGCGTAACCTCTGGAAGCGTTTATCAAGGACTTACGGTAAGGTCTCTCGTAGCGCCGTTCGACATTTCGGGTACAGTCTTCACTGGGACGTTTGCTTCTCCGGGCAGAACATTAACGGTGTCTCTTGTTATGTCGAACGGTGCTTTTTATATTATAGACGATGCGGCTATGAACGGCCCTTTGGACTTCGATATACTCTTAGAGAACTTTTCTAAGAAGTGCAATCATATCTGGTTTCCTTTTATAAACCCAGAAGACATGAATCCGAGTCTTCTGTTGGACGCGCAAGAAAAAGGAATAGAACCCGCAGTAGGAACGCTTCTTCCTTCTGAAGGAGAAGGGACGAAGCTTATAAACAGGCTTCTCGCCAATAACGCTTTGTTTTTGTTCAACACGACGTTCAGCGTGTCTGGTGCGCTTACGGAACGCACATACAGAACAGAAGGTGCTCTTGAGACGAAGCGTAACATAAACGAAATGGTTCACTTGTGTGAACTGGTAGAGTACACGGTATGGCGTGCGCAAGGAAGGTTATCTTAATGGACGTAACGGTAGACGGACTAGCAGAACGTTGCTCAGACGCTAACTATAAAGCCATCTTCGGTATCGTAAGAGATGCCGCGAAAAGCATTACGTTTATGGCAGACGGAACGACACCTACTCCTGTATCTCACTCTTCTGAAGACATAGCGCGCATTCAAGGTCATTTGTTCGATGCTGTTAAGACACACACCCTTGCTTCTTGTGGTGGCTTCACTACTGTACAAGAACTCTCGAGTAGTCTTCGTTACGACCCGAAGAGAAACATGATAACACAGGATGCTTCTGGAAAAATCATGGACGGTTTTTATAATCCTATGAGCGGAATAGGAGGGAGCAACGATCCTGGCATGGCGAGCTCTCCGTACATGCCGCTTGTCATGGGTCCTCAAGAAGTGACCGCGCTGTATGCGAGCGGAGGCGTCGCTCAGATTATTATTGATAAGAAGTCGAAAGGCGTGATGCTTAACGGTTTTCAGTTTCTGTCTAATCAGTTTACGGCACAGGAACTTAAAGATCTGCAGGAACATGCGGAATCTAAAGGCTTTAGTGATGCGGTAGGGGCAGGCGTAAGAGATGGAAATATATACGGAGGTTCCGTTGTATTCCCTATGTTTTATGGAGATACGCCGATAACAACTGCAATGAACGAACAGCAGCTGATCAAAGCACGCATTCTGAAGCAGGGGTGTATAAGTCACTTTGCAGAAGCAGATCGATGGAACTTAGTCGTTGTGCCGCATTATGATGTTTCCGCCGCAGACTACATGACCCCGAATTCTTTTTACGTTCCTATATCCGGTATAGAAGTACACACAGGAAGAGCAGCTATAATTAAACCGAAGCCTATGCCGTACTGGGGAGCCATCCGTCAGCTTGGATGGGGCGAACCGGATAGTGTAGGCTATATGCGCAGTCTCATCGGATATCAGATAATGATGGCAAGTATCCCTATAATGGCGCAGCAGATGTCGCTTCTTATTCATCAGCTTCCGTTGGAAGGCATCATAGCCATGAACGGACCGGAAGCGGCAAGAAAGTGGCAAAAAGAAAACGAAGACCAGCTTCGCGACTGGTCTATGCTCAATCCTAAAGCGATAAACAGCTACGGAGAGATTACGGCTATTAACAGAACATACGCAGGATACGGCGACTTAGTAGATGCGTTACGAAAAGACGTTTCTGCTCAGTGCGGTATTCCTGAGTCTGTTATCTTTTTTACACAACCTTCTGGTATCTTTAATAAGACAGAAGAAGACATTCTGTTGAAGCAGTCGGAAACAATTCGCCTAATACAGCGAACCATAGCACCGAGCATAAACAAGATCATACCTTACCTTGCTATGGATCTTTGGGGAGCACCAGAAGGAGAGAAGAGCTGGAACAAGTATAAGACGCTTAGGCTCTCTTTCGATACACCTGTAGTATCTTCTCCTTCAGAGAAAGCAGAGATTGGACGAAAGTTTGCGGAAACCATTTCCCTGTTTACTTCGTCTGGTCTTTCTATAAAGGACGCATTTTCTTTTGCCAAGAAGATTCTTGGAGAAGTGGAGATTCCCGAAGACCTTGAGACACAGCTAACTAGTCTTCCTTCTCAGAAGCCTCTACCGCTAGTAGAGAGTAACGTGTCCGGAGCAGACAAGGCCGCGCCTGTACAGGAGAACAAAGAAAATGAAGCGTAGTCATAACATAACCATAGCAAGAAGCGGGGTACAGTATTACGCAAGAAACGAGCTCCCTTCTTTAGGACTTAGTAGCATACCCAGAGAGATGCAGCATCTTCGTGTGTTCGGTGTATACAGACCTTCTTACATAATAGAACAGAGTGCAGAACTGTTCAAGAAAGCACCTATTGTCGTAGGACATCAGAACTGGCTTACAGATGCTTCTGATCCTAGTCTTATTTTAGGACACGTAGGTGATAGTGTTTCTGTTAAGCTAAAAAACAGCGAGACGCTTCTGTACAGCACGCTTCAGTTTAACGACGAAGCATATGACGAAAAGAATAGTGAGCTGTCTCCTGGATACCGAGCACGCTGTAAATGGGCTCCTGGTGTATCACCAGATGGTGTAGAGTTCCAGATAACGTCTGGAGAGATTACAGAAGTGAATCACGTCGCGCTTGTTCCTAAAGCAAGAGGTGGCGAGGATATAAAGATTCTTGATGGAGGTAGACAGATGAGCAGAAAGATTCTGTCTGGTATACTACACTATGCAAGAAGAGCAGTGATGGGTATCGTCGACGGAGAGCAAGGCGACGCATTTAAGAACACGATCAAAGACATTCTAGAAAACAGAATGCGCTGGACGGAAGAAGAAATGACGGAACACTGCGCTACGTTGGGAGCTCTGACCCGTGATCTTCCTGATTCGGAAGAGAAGGAAAAGCTTCTGCGCTTTATCGCAGATATTCCGTTGATCAAAGAAGAAGACGACGCAACCGCTACTAAAGTAGCGGAGATGGTCATAACCTTGTATGAACAACTGGACATAGACGCCAACGAAGATGTTGTTGGTGAGCTAAAAGGAGACGAAGCAATGGGTGTGTTTAAGAAAGACACCGCGGAACCGAAAGTAGAAGACGCACTTCCTGGTGTAGAAGCTGCTCCTGTTCCCGGTACAGAAGAAACACTTATTCCTCCGAAAGCGTTTACGCTCGAAGATGTAATGGGTGTGCTCAATGAGATCAGTGCAAGTCTGGCAAAAATGGCTAGTGCTGAGATCAGCGCATCAGCAGGGGAAGAAGTACCGCCTTCTCCTCCTAAAGAAGGGGCTCCTGCCAGCGATGAAGTCGTAACAGAAGAACCGAAAGAAGAGAAAGAAGAGAAGGTAGAAGAAAAGATCGGAGACGCTCTTTCTTCTTATTCTCAGTCCCTCGCAGCTACTAACACTGCGAATAGCTTGGACGATTTATTTTCGTCTATGAAAAAGAAGAGAGGTTAAGATGCAGAAGAATATTACCCTTACTGTAGGCTTTAAGGGCGGGCAGTCGATGAATGGTGTCGCTATGTACGACAACAATTCTGGTATTCGTACCATTGGTGGTATCGTATCGGATCTTAATACGGTAGATGCTAAGTTCGGGCTTGCCGTTGTAGCCGCGTCAGCGACTCCTGCGCAGTTCATCGTAGGACAGTCGGTGGTCGTCACCTTGCCGAAGTATCGAGGTATTCTGCTCGGTAACAGCGGTATTCGTGAAAACATGCCTGCGCGCAATGATTCGTATCTGCGTGGGACTCCGGCTACTGCCTGCTACTTTGGCGTACTCTGGTTTGACGCTATCACGAGAGAAGACCTCTCTACCGCACCGGTCATCGGCGATCTCCTTTCCTATCAGAACACCACGGGGCGTATATGCACACGGACTGCGGCGGCAGGCGGCGGTTTCACAGCGATTCCCGGTAGCGTTGTAGAAATTATTGACGGTTCGGTAGCTATCCAGCTTACCGGTCTGGTATAAGGGAGGGATTATAGATGCTTAATATAGTAGCTCACAGGTCTTGCGAAAGCATTGCACATGCCGCAAGTATGCTCATGAAAAAGAGCAGTGTTGACATTCAGTCTTTGATGGACGGAATGACCCTCCATGTTGGACCTTCTTCTGCAGAAGGTTTTCGTACTCCCGCACATGCGCGCGATGCTCTTTTCATAGGAGACAGTGCGCATATCGGAAAGCTCATCGCTACCGAATCTACCAAAGCGATGTACAAACAGAATCCTGATTCTGTAGCTGTGGTTCCCCGTTGGAACAGTCTTACCCAGAAGTACGATATTCTGGCCGCTGCTCTTCCTATGGGCATTGGAGACGCCGCGGTAGATCTTCTTAGCGCGCAGAGTGTCGCTCCATGGAATCAGGGCTGGTTCGGTAACATCTTCGACAAACCGCTGCTCTACTCTCATGCGTCAGAACTCGTGAAGCTGGAACAGGGAACAGAACCGTGGTGCGAAGTCATGAATCTCATGCTCGCCGACTATCAGGGTTTTGCTCAGGACACGGAATCAGGTTCCGCAGAAAACGCGCTTACTAAAGACATCAACGTAGCCTCTGGTTTGATGACTGCGCCGGTAATCAACATGTTCGTCACGTACTCGATGACCATCGAAGAAACCGCTCGTGCCAATCAGTCTTCCAGTCCTTACGGTAGCGTCCTCATCGCTAAAAAGATCAAGTACGCCAATTACGTGCTTCAGATGCTTACGGACTTCCTCACTTACTACGGAAACGCAGACACTGGGACACAGGGCTTGTTTAATGTCGCCGCGATCACTCCTTACGCTGGTTCTTCCATTGAAACTATCGTAGGCGGTGTGGGTACTTCTAAGGGTAGCGTAATCTATCAGGCGCTTGCAGGTATCGTGGATGCGTTCTTCTCGCGCACGTATAATAAGTTTGATCACATAAAGATCGGCATGTCTACGTATGCGTTCAATAAGATCTCTTCGACCCCTTACAGCGACGTGTACAGTGCTGTATCGCCGATTAAGATCTTCCAGGACAACTACCTTGCAGGTATGACTAAAGAAGGTAAGATTCCTCGGGTGGAATTCTACGCAGATCCGCTGCTTGACGCAAGCACTACATTCAACTCTAGTGCTGACGACTACCTCGTCATTACTGCGCCTGAGATTGGTACTGGTCCGGAGGATCAGCGGCAGTCGGTTATTCTTCAAGGAATGCCGCTTAAAGAATTCGTCTACCCTGTCATTCCTGGCATGGTCAACACACAGCATCGTGTTCTTCGTCGCTACGCTGGTATTTTCGCACCGATCGCGGAATCTGTACAGGTGATTTCCGGCTTCGGAAAGTAAGGGAGGACTAGTTGGATAAGATGAACGTGCTGGTCAATAACACACCTTACGCTTTCGAGATCTGCGGTATTCTGTTCGCAACTAAGTCAGCAACTGTTGTTTCTGACGAACAGAAGAAAGCACTCCTCGAAAACAAGAAGTGTGCGGAGTTGATCAAGAAAGAGCAGTTTTCGTTTTCGGAAGCTGTTCCTGAACACTTTAAGACAGATATGCAAAGGCTGAATGAAGCCCTTGCTAAGTTGTCTTCTCTTGAAGACGCATCGGCGAAGATTGCGGAACTGGAAGATCAGCTCGCTACGGCGCTGGAATCCAACATCAAACTGTCTACGCAGCTCGCGGCGCTTAAGAAGAACTAAGGAGCATCGAAATGGCAATACAGAACACATATACAACTTTTCCATATAAGAACAGCTTTTCTTTTCTCTCAGCAGAAGAGTATCTCGAAGCTGCGGAAATGGTCAAGGCTATGTGGTCTGGTGTCTTTTCGATGTGGGGTGCCTGCGATGAGGAAGTCAGGACGCAAAAGAGACAATTGGTCCTGGCTCTTCTCATCGCTTGGTATCTTGCAGACATGTACCCAACCCGCCTTCTTTCTGGAACTTCAGATGGCGGTCGTCCTATCGCAGCGAAGTCTATACAACTCTTAGAGGTTTCTTTCAGAAAACTTAATCTCCCTGATGTATACGATCCCCTCAGTACAAATCAGTTCGGCGTTAAAGCAGCTATGCTTCTTCACAATGCTCCGGACATGATGGGCGTATACGGAGGCTATTAGTATGTCTGGCGTGTACGGCAATATGCTTTCTTATTTCCCTGAGCTAACAGAGGAGATTGAGGTATACAGACAGTATCCTAATATAGGATCTGGGTATACCACTGTTCCTAATTCTGATTTTAAGGTTCGCGGTGTATTTCAGAACACAGAAGGAGCCGCGATCAACACACGAGATTCGTATACAAGAGGCGTAGCGTCTACCGGAACGGGAGCCGGAGTAGCCGCGGTTATAGATAGTTTTGAGTTCTGGTCAGATTCCCTTATCTCTCTGCAAGACTGTTACACATTTTACGAAGGTTATGTTTATCACTTTATGAAGAATGCGTCTTATAAACAACTAGGCGGATTCTACGCTTACGAAATGAGGAAAGTAGTCGGTGAAGACGGTATAAAGGTCAGTGATGCACTGACGTTTGAGCGAGGTGTGTATTGAGCGGCGACTCTCGCATACTAGCCAATCAGTCTTCTCTTTCTCGCGGAATAAGGAGCAATGGCGTTAAGATTAAGCTCTTCGTCAGAGAAGAAATGCACTACAGTGGTTACTCTACTACGGAACTGGCGCGAATGCAGTCGGAAGGTTTTTCTATAGAAGTTCGGGACTATAGAGGAAACACACGGGTAATTGACATTCCAGCGCGTCCGTTCATGAAGCAGTTTTTCGAAGCGAACAAGGCGGAGTTAGTCAGCGTAATAACAGAGCGTGTTACGGTTGCTTGGCTTAAAGACGACGGAAGCATAAACAGAGTAGTTGACGAGATCTGTGTCTATGTTAAGTCTATGTTTCTTGCTTGGGCGGAGATGGGAGGCATACAACCAGACAATGCACTCTATACAATAATACGAAAAGGATCAGACAAGGCGCTCATAGATCAAGGCGCACTGCTGGCGTCTATAGACACGGAGGGAACAGTTGTTACAACTAGATAACACGACACTTCGCGACTTTCTCGGAGATGTGTTCTTCGGAGCGAATAAGGATAAGTTTCTTTCCTATGTAATTCCTCTTCAAGGAAACTGGTGGACGCCTACAGAAAAAGAGGACGTCACGGTGTCTACGTGGATAGGATATAATCTTTATGACGTGTCTCCTATTCTTCGTTCTCGCTTTGTGACTAATGAGACAGGAACGGCGCTCGTCACGACGTGTATGGCGTGTGTTCATCTTCAGATTCTAGGAAAGAACGCAGAGATATTAGCACGTTCTCTTATACACTGGGATGAGAGAAAAGACATAGCAGACGCGTTCAACAGATTCGCAGGACAGCTGTGTTACGACAAGCGTAAGGTGACCAGTACCGTGTACTATCAGGATGGACAGAACGCAACACTTTCGTATAACATTGATTTTCGCTTCATGTTTGCAGACGTTGTGGAACCGCAACTGTCTGGAATAACAGGTATGGAAGTCAACGGTACGCTATATTACTAGGAGGGATTATGGATGATTTTCAGGGCTCTATTGCGCAACAAGATGTGCAGTTCGTTACCGAAATTATTAGGGAAGTCAAAGTAGGACAGAATTATTCTGACCTTATGGTATTCATCGAGAAAGACAAACACATCCTCGATAATACAGGCTTCGTCCTTATTGCAGGGGACATCGAGGAGTGTATCGTCACAGCGAGTGACTACAAGACTGTGGTTAAAGGACGCCTCCTGGACTGGCTTAATGACTTCTTCTCAGCACAGTCCTCTGCCAAAGTTTACCTGTTCACTGTATGTGAATCCGTAACTTTAGCGGGAGACTGGGATGCCGCGGCTAAGACTTCCCTGACTACGGCGTTCACAGATCTTGGACACCTTGCGTATTGGAAGACTATTCTCATTTCTGTGGCGCTTACGGATGTGGTAGTCCCGGCGGCGTGCGTTGATTTGGCGAATCTCTGCAAGACGGATATTCTCTTGTCGTCTCCTGCTATGCTTCCCAGCGTCAATGCAACCTTAAACACACCTTCTTCTGATCCTGTGTATGTCGCGATCAATGCAGTTAACTCCCGTGCGTTTATGGTAGGACACTACGACACCACAAGAAACGGTGCTCTTCTTCAGCTCAGTCTTGCACTCGGTACGCTCAATGCGTCGGGAACAGCGGTTGGTAACAACATGGATTTTGTAGGTACGAATCTCATCGACGCCTCTGGTCCCGCTGGTGCGGCTCTTTCTTCTGGAACGCAAGCTACGCTGAAGACAGCCAACATCGGGTACTTCAAGCCTGTTGGGGACTCCACTGGAGCGGTCGCTTTGGTTGGAGCAAAAGATCTGCTTGGCAGTACGGTGTCTGCTGATTGGATTGTTAGGTATTGCAACTATGTCAACAAGGTGCGCGTCGCTAATATGATCTCCCGTCTCGGTGTTTTCAGGAACAACGCGACCTATCAGGGCGTGCTGTTGCTTATGTCGGATACCATCCAGGGTTTCGTCAACAGTGGACGTCTTACGAACTTCGAAGTGACCGCTCCCGAATTCTCTGCGTTACCTTCTGGTGGGGGTACGATCACTGTGCCGAATGCATGGAAAGCTCTTTACGTGGACAATGTGCGTAAAGTTGAAGTGTACGGCCAGCTCACTCTGGTTCAGGACTAAGGAGAAATAAGATGGGTGATTTTGCGACTAAACATTCGGTTCAAGCTGTAGGTGGAGTTACGATTACGTATCTTCACACCGGAATAGATGCCGCGGCGATTACGATACAGGGCTTTAAGCTACAGTCCCAGTTTCTTAACGCAGAAAACGCGATTGACAACTCTGTCATTATTCCGATCCTAGGTGGTGGAAGCATTCAGCTCACCAATAACAACATTGCTGGTACGATAACCTTCAACTGTACTCGTGTCTCTGACAAGATAGCAGACGGTGATATAGTTACCATAGCACAGAAGCAGGTTTCTATTGGGGACTCTGTGGGAGCCACTATAGCAATAACATGGCCTTTCAACGGTGCGACGTTCAGCATTACCTTCTACAACTGTACAGTTAAACGGGTTCCTGCGGCGCGCCTTGCAGGAAACGACGCGCCTGATTATTCCGTACAGTTCAACTACGGCTACTATAAAGTAGGCTGATGATGAAGATAAGTCATGAAGAGGTTTCAGAGCTGTATAAAAGGTACTTCAGTGCAGACAAGACATTCACGAGATACAGTTTGAGTCTTCCCGACGACATCAATTCTCTTGATCCTCTTTACATGCTTGAGGTAATCAACGGAGAAGGCAGTATTCAGCAAAGAGCGCAGATCACAGGAAAGCTCATTGAGGGAAAGAAAGTAGAGATCTATGACACAGGCAAAATGGTCAAGTCGTTTATCCATAACGGACAAGGGGCGCTTCCTTTGCTCTTTGTGGACGAACCGTATCTTCTTCAAGTCGTCATAGACTACTGTTACTCCCTTGTGTTAAAAAAATTGACACCGCCTTCTCTCGTCTCAGAAGAGCCGGCGGCGACAGAAAAAGCGTAGTAGTTAAGAATGGACCAGCCAGTGTGTTCGATATACTGGCTGGTCTTGTTCCTACTAAGTCGGAGTTAATAGAGAAGTACATAAACGACAGCTTAGGGTCGTATAAATACCTTTATTATGTTTATCTGGATAACTATCATCTTCGCCCTATGTCACTTGACGAACTTGTCAATGGACTAAATTACGTGAGTATAAAGCGAAGCATAAAGGAGCTGTATCAAGATGAGTGAAAGCAATGATCTTGAGATAAACATAAACATAAATGCCAATCAATCGGAATTCGATCGTCTAAAACAGAATCTCGATGACGTAGACAAAAAGTGGAATCACCTTGCCAGTCTGCCTTCTCTTTCTATGGACAGAAAGATAGACAATGGTTTTTCTTACGAGCAGATGCAAATCCTTAGTGGGATGGGCGGACCTTCTAGAACAGGAGGTATGGCGCCTAGCGGCACTATAGAAGACTATGACATATATTCTCAAGAACAACGCGATATACTTAACGGAATGGGAGGTCCTGTCCCTAATATCCGTCCTGGTCCTGGGTACACAGGGACGGCTCGATACACGCAACACGACACGGGACTAGGCGTAGCAAAAGAATACGCGCCGATAGACGTGTCTCGTTTTCATCCAAAGACCGAAACTACATTCGAGAACTCTCTTCCTAAAAGTATAGGCAACAACGGCATATCCCTTCTTCGTATGCACGGAGGGGCGTTTCTCGACGCCGCTAAAGAAGAAGAAGAAAAAAGTGACGTCCAAGGTGAAGAGAATCACGGAGGCTTCATAAAGACGGTTCTTAAGGATTTAGGTAAACCACAGAAAGAACTTACGGACAACGCAAAGCAGTTTGAGAAGTCATGGAACTCTGTACTCTCTTCTGCCGGAAAATACGGTCAGTTGTTAAAGGGACTAGGCGCTCTTGGTGTAGCGGCAATAACAGCAGGTATCGTGGCAACCACATCTAATAATAAAGACATGGGCAGTGGCCTCCAGACCTTTACTGGACTTGATGGCAACGACATCATGGCTAATCAGATTGCTGCGAAGAAGATAGGCATTGGTGAAGGTTCCATCAATGATGCGATAGTCAAACTCGTTTCTCAGCGAGGTGGGTTTAAGCTCAAAGGTGAAGGCGAACTTCTCAATAAAGCCCTATGGGGAGAAATAAGCAGTTTGATGACTGGTGATCAACCCATGAATGATGTCTTCTGGCAGATAGCTGATAAAGTCGCGGATGATGTGAAGGGCATGAATCCCGCGGACAGAGAGAAACAGCTCAATCTTGCAGGCATCAATATTCCTGGAATTGAGTATGTTGTAGACTTTATGAGCCGCATGAGCAAAGACGGTAAGGACTACAGGTCAAAGGATATGCTATCAAATACGCTTAGAGAGGGTGGGTCTGGAAGTTGGATGACTGAGGCTGCTCGTGTTAACGCAGAGATGCAGGTTCAACTCGCAGGAATAAAAGACTCATTCAAAGGACTCGCCCAAGCCTTTGAGGATCTCTTTGGTAAGCCCGTACTGACTTGGTTCAATAAAGCATTGGACGAGGTTGTTAATGGTAAGGAAGGCAATCGCGGTCTTATAGACATGATGTCACAGTACAAGGCAAATTGGGGCATACGCAGTATGTCCTATGACTTAGACTTAGTGGATTATAAAGCATCGGGCTCTCTTTACGAAGCGTACAGAAAAGCGGAAGAGAAGAAACACGATGCGGTTTATGCCTCTACCTATGA